ACTTCGTACTTGAGCCGAAGAGGCTTTATGACGATGTCCTCATCGAGACTGTGAAATACAATCTCGAGCGTTGGCTTCATCCAGGTGGGCTACCTATCTCAACGTCCGAAATTACTAATTTAGGATGTTTGGGAAACGGTGCGAACGTTGGTGTCAAAGAGTACAACTTCTATACGAAGATGTTCGATTCGACACTTAGCGCTCCCAGTACTCAGCTATACGACATTTACCGTCGGTCCGTTTCTTCGCACCCTACGTGGGCACAAGCTGAAACAGCTCGTAGTGCCATGCGTGGAGGGCGGGTGACAGACGTGGGTAACCTTTCTTTTGCTCCTAAGCAGTTCGACATCAAGCGAACAATCATCTCCGAGACTGTGCTTGGTATGTTCTACCAACGCGGACTCGGGTTAGCCATCGATAGATGTACAGAGGATAACACGGGCATAAACCTGTCTTATCAGCCGGACATTAATCGAGAAATGGCGAGGTTAGGGTCCCTGGACGGTCGTTTCGCAACGATCGACCTGGTATCCGCCTCTGATTGTAAGTCCCTCATGCTCTGCAGAAGTATCCTACCACGCTACCTTGTAGTGTGGCTAGAGCGTCTCAGAACAAAGTTTGTCCGTCGGCCAGACGGCAAACTAGAGGAGCTTTTCATGGTCAGTTCAATGGGGAACGGTTTCACGTTCTCATTGCAGACCATGGTTTTCGCTGCGATCGTAGTCTCCTGTTATCAGGTCTTGGGTATCGAGCCGAAACGGCCTCGCTACTTCAGACCGACCCAAACTGGCGTTCCAGGAATGGAATTTCAGCGTAAGTCTATTGTCGGAAACTATGGCGTCTTTGGAGATGACATCGTCGTCCGCAGTGATGCGTACCACTATGTCTGCCATGCGCTCCAGTTATTCGGCTATACGGTGAATGTTGCCAAGTCATTCAACGTTGGAGACTTTAGAGAGTCATGTGGTGCAGATTATTGGCGTGGACACCTCGTAAGAGGAGTCTACATTAAGAAGCTGCGCTCTGTGACTGACTGCTACTCCGCTATCAACCGCCTCATCAAGTGGAGCTCGCGCACTGGTGTCTGT